GCAGTGGTGAGCGTGATTGGAAAGACAGGGCGTGGATTACAGAGCATGAACGTCTGGGATGTCTTCGGGAGCGCCCGGAGTCGTCTCATTAACCCGAAAAATTCTGCACCTTTTGGTAAAACGCTTGTTGACGGCATTCCGAAGTCCAGTCGTACTATGAATATTTCATGGTATTCTGGACCGGACACTGCTATCGCGGGCGATTCCGCTCGTGGTTACTCGGTCCGGGGTGGCGATCCTTCGCCGCCTTATGACCTTGTGATGCTTGTGGATATTTATCAATCCGGATCTTCGTCTCGAACTGAGTTCTCACCTGCGTTCGCGCATGAACTTATTTCTGCTTCGAAGACCGGCACGGTGTATTGGATCGGTCGGTTTTTCCATGGTCATGCTGGTGCTGATGAGCCCATCATTGACAAAGGAGATGTTCCGATCATTGAGCAAGTATACGTCAAAGATAGTGAGGGCTTCGTTCTTTCGTCACCGGATGAAAGCTCGGGATGTTATGCACCTCACCCTTGGCCCGAATGGCTTTGTCAACGTTCCCACAAAGGACTTGACATTTCACCTGTCTCTAAAGTGGGACCTTACAATGTTGTGAGGATCGCCAAGACAGTTGTTGGAGCCATAGCACTTTTACCACTGCCTGTTCCAGTTGGAAAAGTTATGAGCCAAGTCCTCGATACCACGAGATGGTATTTCTACACTCTCCCTGTCTATTCAAAACAGGAAGTTTCATTTGTAGTCGAGGTATTTTTGAAAGTGGGTCCACGTTTCGTCCGTAAAATCCCGAACGGTCAAACGATGGACATGGCACAAGTCATGGTTGAGAAAGAGTTTTCTCAAATACCATGGTTGTCGGTCTTGCGTTCACGCTTTCCAGAGCAGTTCCAGTTGATTTTTTCTGACACTGTTCTTGCTTGCGTTTACGCAGATCGATGGAACGACACTGCCGTTCTCAGTAATTTGAGACAGGCACATGTTGTTCCAGAGTCGGGTCTTGTAGCATCAAGACGCGCCGACAACGGAATGAACCGGCCTTGGAATTCCAAGGTGCTTTCCTTCATTTTTGGGCTCTTTGCTCTCATGTTGGTCAGTTGGACTACCGCAGCCGCATGGATCACGCCGCAACAACCTATACTCTCAGCGTTTCTGGAGGAAGGGGTTGCGTTTTGGTCCGAGCCGTTTGCGCTGTCCGGGGTCTTTTATGAAGCCGCCACTACCGGCTTAGGGGAAAATCCATTCCCCCGTCTTCTCTTACATGGTTTGTGCTATGGTTTGAGACAACAGGACGGTTTTGGTCGTGTTGCTGCGTTGATTCTACACCTTGGGTGGAATTGGCGTAGCAAGGCGCCGGGTAAGCAATATGCTAATTTCGTCAAGGAATTTGTGAAAGGAAATCTGATCGTTTGCGGACGAGGCAGTGTCGAGTGTATCCCTGAGCACAGTACACTGCCATCGTATACTGCAATCGTTTCAGATGGCCCAGAACATTTTCGCGGGGAAATTAAGATCTTTGTTGATCACTGTGAGGTCTCCATTCGCGATGCATTTTTTGCGCTCGGGAGACCGGTCGGACGGAATGTTATGTATCCCGTTTTGATTACACAGAGGCTATTGCAGCAACCAGCAAATAATGAGACCAATTTGTTGGCTGCGGTGTTGTTCC